GCAGTTCCCAAAGTTTGTATATGTCGTCACGCACAATCATATCGCCGTCCATAAAAATTGCATGTCCTGAAAAGCCCATTAAGTGCGGGACAAGAAACCTACTGTAAATAAAATGGTTCGATCCGTCAGTGTGCTTTTCTTCGTAATCTTTTAATAAATTTAAAGACAGTGGTATAATTTGTACAGGACCGCTTGCATGTCTAATAATAGAATTTGAACATACATGGAACGCAATTGCCTCTCTTGGATCGTATCCGATAAAAATTGGTATCATTAATCTCGCCTTTCTATATCATCTTCTGTTAGATCGTCACCTAGCCATACTTCGATAACACGGGCAGGTGTTATGCCTACATTAACTGCTTTGTGCCAAGTACGTACAGGTATGTCAACGCTATCTCCAGACTTGCATATTTGAACTCTAGGTATACCGTTTGGACTTTCTAAGTACATTGCTACACTGCCTTCAACAACGTGCCAGTGTTCTGAACGTTTGAAATGTCGTTGGTCGCTTAGTTCTTTACCTACATCAAATTCAAGTTGTTTAACTTGCCAGCCGTCACCTTTATCTAGCACAGTATACTTACCCCAGGCACGTTCTGTAGTAGGTTGGCTCCATTCTTTAAGAATCCAACTGCTTGAATTCTTTTTGTCTTCTCCTCCGACGCCAAACGCAAACGATAAGTTTTCTGCAACTACTTCCATTTCAGGAATATTAACATCTGTCCTATCTCCGCCATTAGCAAATATAACATCATCGTCTTCGTAGTGCCAACACATAGTTTTTATGAATTCTTTTGCACTACCATCTGCATCCATGTGTTCATCGAAAACAACAACTTGATCTACCATTGACAGATTGCGTATAACTTCTTCACGTTCGCTTGCTGGCATAAAGGCTCGGCCTTTTTTGCGAGTTAACCAAGCGTCTGAATTAACACCTACTACTAAGTAGGTGCCTAATTCCTTTGCTGCTTTAAAATAGGCAATATGCCCTGAATGAAGTGGATCAAACCCACCTGTGACAAGTACTACTCTCATAATGATATTTATATGCGTATATTATTACTAAATAAATTCATGAAACCAAAAATACTTTTAGTTTATCCAAATTTACCTCTTATGATGGCTCCTAGTATTGCTATGGGTATTTTTAATGCTATAGGCAAGCGCGAAGGGTGCGAAGTAGAAATATTCGAAACAACCCAATATTCAGATGCGTATAGCAATAAACATATACGTATGACAGAGATAGGTGCTGCTCGTCCTAACAAAGATGACGAAGTAAAAGATATGTTTTACATACAGCCTACAGACAGAATTATTCCAGATTTTGTAGAAAAGTGTAAAACATATAAACCTGATTTAATCTTAATGGGTGTACAGGAAGATGTATGGGGTATGGCACTAGCACTACTAGAAAGTATTAAAGACCTAGACATAACTCATATACTAGGAGGCATTTTTCCAACTAGTGCTCCGGAGGTAGTTTTGTCCCATCCTCTTGTAAAAATTATTGCATTGCACGAAGGTGAGCGTACAGTTACAGATGCAATTAACTGTATTAAAAACAATGACCCTATAACTAAAATTAATGGTATTTGGTGGAAAGACGACTTTGGCCTTGTACATAAGAATCCTCCTCAACCGCTATGCGATATTACTGCTGTAACACCTGACTTTACTTGCTTTGCAGATTATCGTTGGCAGCGCCCTATGGGAGGAAAAATATTCAAGCGTGTAGTTAGTATGGAAACTTATAGAGGATGTCCTTACAATTGTACTTATTGTAACAGTCCTTTTACACGCGACTTTGCTAAAGTTAATGACATTGGTAACTACATGCGCCGTAAAAGCGCAAAGTGTGTAGAACGTGATTTCGAATACTACAAAGAATTATATAATCCTGATCTAATCATGTTCCAGGATGACAGTTTCTTAGCACGACCTAAAAAAGAAATATTCGAGTTTTGCGAAATGTGGAGTAAACATAAAACTCCATTCTGGTTTAACACACGAATAGAAAACTGTAAGCCTGATGTACTAGCTGCTCTTAAAGAAGCAGGTTGTTACAGAATGACATTCGGTTTAGAAAGTGGCAACGAAGACTACCGAAGAGATTTTCTAAAACGAAATGTCTCTAATGAAGTTTACTTAAAACATTTTGAGTATATTAACGATAGTAATATCCCTTACAGTTTAAATGTAATAATCGGAATGCCGTTTGAAACTAGAGAGTTAGTTTTAGATAGTGCAAGAATGGTAAGAGCAAGTAAAGGTTATGACGGTCTTTCTGTTGTAATGATGCAATACTATCACGGTACTGATCTAAGACGTGTAGCAGTTGAAAATGGTTTCTTAGATCCTGACCACATAAACAGTTACGGTAAAACAGAAGTAGGCGGCGGATACTTAGACCATTGGTCAATTAAGATGCCCGAGCCTTACTTGCAAGAAAAAGACGTTGAGCAATTATTAAAAACATTTGCTTTATATTCGTACTTTAGTGAAGATAGATGGCCAGAGATTGAACGTGCAGAAACAGATGATAAATTGTGGGAAGAATTAATGGAAGAATATAAATCTGAATTCTTTTCAGATTTACAAATGGGCGGCGCAGATAGAATTAAATCTAACTACTGCGCTAAACACGATAGTTCAAGTACATATAACTTTGAAGTTGTTCAGATGCACGATCCGAAGATATAATCTTTTCTAACATTAGTAAGTCCTTTTCGTTCTTACATCATAAGTTTCTTGTTAAACTTGCTGTTAAAATATTGTCGCCATTTGCATAAAAGGGATGCAATCGTGCAACTGTAGGTACGGTAGTGCGTGTGTCTAACACCCAGTCGCCTATTTGCTGATCAGCAGGCAAATGGCCGTTTTCATGTACAAAGTCTAATAGTTTTTGTGCTCCGGAAGGTTTTAGGATATAACTGTAAGCACCTTTAAAATAATTTCCAGTTTTTAGCTTTTCTGTATTTTTAGGGGTTTGATTGATGTATTTGTCTATTTTAGTAGGCAATGTCGATTCTAATTCAATAACTTTATTATATGATTTACTATACGGGTCTAATCTATCAAGTTTTAATACATCATCAAACAAATCAAGTATAGATTCGTCTATGTCTCTAATCATATAACCGTCGTGCTCGAGTATTACAGCAGGTCCTGTCTCCAAAACTTTTTGCCACAAATAATAGTGACTGAAAAAACATCCCATTACACCAGGACGATTTTTTTTAAATTTACGTGCTTTAACAATACCTGTTTTTTCGTAATGTTTATCTGCATCATAACCGTTAATTGCATTAAAAAACTCAGGCTGTAAGCCATGCTTAACAGCCTGTTCAAAACAATCTTTTGCCATATTACACGAATGTTCATTTTCAAATAAACGTATAATATATGCTTTCACAGTGTAGCATCCTCCATTCCGGCTACTCTAAGTTTAACAACATTGGTGATTTGCCATTGCTTTTGATCGAGTGCTTTGAGAACACCTAACCACTTATTACGCATAAGTGCAAACTCGTTTACAATCTTTTCATAATCGCAAACGTCTGCTTCGCCGTCAACATACTTTTCTACATCGCGACTAGTCAATGCACGTTGATAGTTTTCTAAATATTTCTTGAAAAACGAACTGCGTAACTTTCGTAATTCGATATTTAGGAAGTTAAGAATTGCTTCAATTTCTTGAAGTTGATTAAAGCGATGTTCAACAATACCAGGCATAGCTGCTGCTGCTTTTTCGATATTGCCTTTGAGTTTAACTTCTAGACGAGCTTCTGAAAGCTCGTCTTCGAAGTATTGTATTGCAGCGGGTATTTCTGAAATATCTCGAGATACTTTACTATACCAACCCATTAGTCATCCCATTCATCTTCATCATACATATCTGCGTCAATATCTAGATAATAATTAATAGCATGGTCTAAAACTAGATCAGTACCTAATGCACTCATAAATGCTTCGTCTGAAACACCATAATCTGCTAATAGATCGACATAGTTTTCAGCCACAATTTCAATTTGTTTTTTATCTAGATAAACCTTAAATAAGTTCCATAAATCAGCAATGTGCTCTTCATTCATCGATTGTAGTTTCCTCTGTGATATCGTCGGACTCTTCGTCAGAGGTATTTACCACTTCTGCGTCTTGTTTAGCAAAGTCTGCCATTACGATATCAAGTTTTTCTCCTACCCAATTTTTACGGAATTCAATAAGTTCTTCGCCATCTTTAGTAGTATAAGCATAACGGTTGCCTTGCTTTTTAAGCATACCTTTTGCTTCTAGTAGATCAAAGATGCCCGAGTAAGGATCCATGCCTGTTTCGTATGGAATCTTAACTTGTACGCCTTCGAACGGTTTAGCATAACGTGTTTTCATTACCTTACACGCTGCTCTAATGCCGTTTACAGCACTTGTTTTGTTACCGTCAAGGTCTTCTTTAAGTTTTAGTTTCTTCATTGCCACAACAATACTAGATGCGTATACAAAGCCTGAACCGCCTGAAATTTTATCATCTGGATCGAACATATCTTGTGATGCATAAGTGTGGTTAGTAACTACCATACCTACGTTGTATGAACCAAACATGTTAACACAGTTAGTTACAAGTGCTTTAAGTGCTTTAGCCTTACGACCCATGTCACCTTTCATATCACCTGAATCAAACTGATTAACTTCAGTAGGCGACATAAGCATACCGAGTGAGTCAACTACAAACAATACTTTAGGACGTTCTTCCTCTGGCATATCTTTGTAATCTTTCATGAATACAGAGATAGTTTTAGCAACGTCATCAATCATTGCCATATTAAGTTTTAGTAGTTTATCTTCTGTAGTTTCTACACCTAATGCTTGTAGCCATGCTTCGTCAAGTGCGTTCTCTGAGTCAATTAGTACTACAAAGATGCCTTGTTCTTGTGCTGATTTTACAATGTTACCGGAAACAATGTATGACTTGCCTGCACCCGATTCGCCTGCAAATACTGATACCTTACCAAGCGGAACACCTTTATAAAAATCCCCACTAATAAGATAGTTAAGTGCATAGTTGCCAGTTGATATCCAATCAGTTGGATCGTTAAAACCAGAACTCATGCCTGTAATTGATTTTGTTAACGAGTTACGAAACTTCGTTGGATCAAATGCCTTAGTTGCCATATTAAGTACGCTCCATTTCTGCTACTTCTTGTGCAAGTCTTGCAACTTCTTCCATGCTTGTGCACATAATTTTTGCAGTAGCCCAGTCTTCATTACTGTCCTGTCCGCTGACTTCAAACATAAAGCCATTGTCGTACATATATACAGTAAAAGATTCGTCAACTTTAGAAAGTTTGTCGTTGATATTCATGTTATTTCTCCTAATCTAAAAAGCGTAAAGGGGGATTGCTCCCCCGACAGTATTAACCGTTTTGACGTGCGCGAATCATTGCAAGAATGTCTTGTGCACCGCCTGCGGCTGCTGGTGCTTCTTGTGCAGGTGCTGCTGGAGCAGGATCTACATCAAATGGAGCACTTTCTTCAACAGCTGGTGCAGCTGGTGCAGGTGCGCTTTGACTTACAGCAGTTGCTTGTGGGCTTGCTGTTTTAGTTGGATCACCTGTACGCTGTGCCATGCCTGCAGGACGGAAGTACTGTGACCAACGATCTGGATCGTATGCTTCACCGTCTACCGATGCTTCGAACATTTCTTTAATGACCTTTACAGCCGTCTCGTCTGGCTTTTTAGGTAGGAAGTCATTCAGATCAAACAAGCCGTGTGTGTTAACTGCATTCATTTCTGCATCGCCTAGTGGACGCTCACGACGAGCCCAGTTTGATGTAGAGTAGTCTGCATAGCCGCCTTTAGAACTTTTGTTAAGACGGAAATCAACACCTGCTGTGTAATCTGTTGGCAACTCTTCCATATCAGGATCCATTAGTGCTTGTTTAATGATCTGGAAGATTTGTGGGCCGATAATAAATC